GAGGAAGCTGTATCAAAGATATGGTATTCACTATTAGCTATGTTATTAGGACAATCGGCAGCTGATTTTGGTAAAGAACGCAAATAACAGGTATAGGTTAAAAAAGCATGAAATAAATGCTTTGGAACAAATGAGGGACGCTGATAAAAGAAATGTTCTTGTTATCGGCGACCTTCATGAGCCTTTTTGCTTAGATGATTATTTAAGCTTTTGTATAGATAAATACTATGAGTACATGTGTACAGAAGTAGTTTTTATTGGCGACATAATTGATAATCATTATAGCTCATACCATGAAACAAGTGCAGATGGGTTAGGTGGTTTAACTGAATTAAATCTAGCAATAGAACGTATACAAAGATGGAGAAATGCTTTTCCTGTGGCTACTGTAGTAATTGGAAATCATGATAGGATTATAATGAGAAAGGCACAAACATCATCAATACCTAGCAAATGGATTAAATCATACAAAGATGTTTTAGAAGTACCTGAGTGGAATTTTGTAGAGAGATATGAAAAAGATGATGTACAATACATACATGGTGAAGGAGGTACAGCTAGGACTAAGTGTAGAGCTGATATGATGAACACAGTACAGGGACATCTACATACTCAAGCCTACTGTGAGCATTATGTTGGTAAGAAGTTTAGAGTATTCGGTATGCAAGTTGGCTGTGGTATTGATCATAAATCTTATGCTATGGCTTATGCTAAGTATGGGAAAAGACCAGCTGTAGGTTGTGCTGTAGTATTAAAGAATGGTAAGACACCTATTAATTTATTAATGGAGCTGTAATGTATATATTATATTTTTTCTTTTCTAATGAAAGATATTTGTAAGATACTAATTCTTACTGTATCTACACTATCTATTATTTACATCATATTACTTATTTTTATCGCATCTAAAGAACTTTTTAAGGTTTTTAATAGTTGCATATAGCTTAATTTTTTAAAGCTCTTATATCAAGTAATTTACTTTATTCACATATACTTTGTTAATAACTTTGTGAGTTATTTTGTTAGTAATTATTTTTTTTTATATATTTGCACTATACAAATCAAAAAATAGAGAAATGGAAAAATTAAATTATGTAGTTGAGTATAAGCACAAAATACATGGTTATACTTTTATTATGAGTAGTGATGAATACTCAAAGTTTATGAACACTAAAAATGCTAGAGGTGAATATATAAACTGGAATAAAGATTATGAGGTGGTAAGATACATCTGGAATAATGAAAAGAAAAAAGAACCTATTACAGATTTACAGTTTTATGTTTTATGTGGTGTAATGTGTGTTGCTTTTATGTGTTCACTTTTATTATATATACAATGGAATTATTAAGCGAATACTGGGTACTCAAAGGGTGCTATGATGCTGTATCTGTTTATGATTATAATACTGATACTAAATGTGTTGATTATAAAAATTCAGGTGGGTGTGTTGTAGTAGTGGGTACTAATGAACAAATAGGAGATAAGTTTAGATACATGTTGAGAAATCATGGATGGCAATTAAGAGATAGCTTTTCTATTGATACAAAACCTGAATGGATACAACTGTATAATGAGAAAAAAGAATGTTTAATTTTAAATGCAAGATAATGGAAAAAGAAAAAGAAATATTAAAAAGAATGAATGATATTAATACTTTTCAATGTTGTGATGGTGAGGTATACCTAAGAGGTACTGATGAGTGTGGTAAAGATTTTACTGTATGTTTTGATGCTTATAATTTTTTAAACTGGATTGATACTGATACTGTATCTTACATAAAAGAACAAGTGATTAAGCATATAAAAAATAAATAATATATTTACAAAAAAAACTAGAGATATGAAATTAAATGATTTAAAAAAAGAATTACCTTATAAATGGAGGGTACAAAGTATTAGGAATGGTAGAGCTGCATGTGTAGCTTATATAGATGCTAGAGATTGTCAAGATTTACTAGATGAAGTATGTGGAGCTGAAAACTGGCAAAGCATATATTATGAAGAAAGTGGTTTACTTTTCTGTAAGGTAGGTATATGGAATGAAAAGCTTAATGAATGGGTTTTCAAATCTGATACAGGATCAGAAAGTAACGTAGAAAAAGAAAAAGGACATGTATCTGATGCTTTTAAAAGAGCATGTGTTTCATGGGGTATAGGTAGATTTTTATATAGATTACCTATACAAACACTTAAAACTAAGAAATATACAAATGGTAGGGAGTATCCTTACATACCAGAAAAGGATAAATTAATCTTTGATGGTGAAACTTTAACTAATTATATAAACTGGAAAATTAAAAATCAAAAATTATGAAAAACGTAAAAATTAAAGATTTTTCTAAAATAGGTGCTAACCATTTTAGAGATACAGATATGTTACAGCAATTCAAAAACCAGCTGCATATTGTAAAAGAATATGAAAAGAATGGTGTTGATTATGTGATACTATCTACACTAGATGGGTTTACTTGTAAGATGGAAAAAAGTAATGTAGAAATAATTAAAAAGAGTACTAAAACTAAAAAGAAAAAATAAGATGATAAAAATACATGGAAAAATAAAACAGATTTTACCTTTACAAACAGGTGTTTCAAAAGCTGGTAAAGAATGGAAAAAGCAATTATTCTTAATAGAACAAGATCAGGAGTATAATCCTTTAGTTTGTATTGAAGCTTTTGGAGATGAAAAGATAGATAAATTAAATAAATGCTCAGAAGGTGATACTGTAGATATGGATTGTTTTGTAGGTAGTAGAGAATGGAATGGAAAATACTTTACAACTATACAAGCTTTTAGATTTAATAATAAAAATGCAGAAGTACACAATACTCAAGAGTTTGTTACATCTGATGATAATGATGTTGATTTACCATTCTAAAATGAGAGATAAAGAAAAGTTTACTGAGATTTGTAATATAGTAACAAGTACTTTACAATTACCTGAAAACTCTTTAGTAGATAAAAGTAGAAAAGCTGATTTATCTACAGCTAGGCAAATAGCTATTGTTATAGGTTTAAATAAAGGTATTGATAGGAATACTGTAGCTGATCTATTAAACAGACACAGAACCTCTACTTATTACTTTTATAAAGAGCATGATAAAAGATTTGATAGTGATATTAATTATGCTAAATCTTATACTAAAATACTTAAAGAGATTAATGGTTATAAAGAAACAAGTAAGGTTTTTTTAGAGAAAGCATGGTTAATAAAACATCTTGAAGAATTTGGTTTGAAAAATAGCAAAACAAAAGAAATTTTATTTACTTTGAAAACTGGAGATGTTAGCTATCAATTCTATTCTAATTATTATAATTTTGCTAATGATTATGATTTAGTACAGAAAGCTATGAAAGGTTATAGTAAAAAATTAAATTGGGTTATGTTATGAAACATTTGTTAAGTAGTACAGCGTTTTTAATTATCAATAAGAGTTTAACTAAAAGTATTGGTTTGAAAGGAGCTGTACTACTTGCAGATTTAATAAGTAAAGAAGAGTACTTTATAGCTAATGGTATGGTAGATGGGTGGTTTTTTAATACTGAAAAAAATATAGAAGATGATACTACTCTTACACCATATCAACAAAGAAAAGCTGTTAAAGTGTTGATAGATAATAAGTTGATAGAAGTTAAAAGAAAAGGTATTCCAGCTAAACAATACTTTAAAATAAATGAAGAACAAGTTATTAAGAAACTAAACAACTTGAACTCAATAAACTTAACAACTATTAATAAGAATAAAGAAATAAGAATAAATAATAAATACTTTAAAAAACCAACTTTGATTGAGATTGATGATTATTGTGTTGGTAGAAAAAATAATATTGATCATAATGCTTTTTACGATTTTTATGAAAGCAAAAACTGGATGGTAGGGAAAAATAAAATGAAGGATTGGAAAGCTGCAATAAGAACATGGGAAAGGAGAGATAAGAATAAATCAAATAAGAAAACAACTATGAGTAAAATAGATGCTCAGTTGAATGAATACTTAAAGGGAAAAGAATATTTATGAAAACAATAGAACAAGAAACATTAAATGATTTAACTAAAAAAGTTTATGATCTTTTAGCTAAAACCTCAATAGAAATAGGACATAAAACAGATGGTAAAACAATGGCTAGTTTATCAAAAATTTTTGCTAGTGATTTACAAAAAGAAAAAAGATTTAAAAATTTAACTTTTAATCAGGTGCAAGATGCTTTTCATCAGG